GGTGTGTTAGGCTATTTTTTTTTATGCCACATTTTTTTACTATATTTGTAGTGTATTTCATATAATACAATTTGATAATTTGTTAGTTTAGAAACCAGGCTGGATATAATAAGTTTTTTTCGTTTTGGTTTGATTAATTGTTTAATAGTGTATATCTAGTCTGGGTTCTTTTTAAAATTTAATAATATGGTTATACACAATCAAATTTTTGATGATAAAAGCAATCATCTAAGACAAATATATGAGGCAAAGCGTTTACTAGAAAAGAATGGCTATAAGGTCGTTAAATTAGTAGAGGAGAATGCCACACAGTAAAGATCACCAAGGGCGCACCTTAGAGGAAGAATATCGAAGGATATTAAAGTCAGAGGGTTCTGACAGAGCTGTAATCAACTTTTTGCTTACAGAAAGATATTATGCGGTCAAGACTATGATTATGGTTCGAAACGAATCTTTTGAAACTGTAATCCAAAGCTTGATGGCTAATGTAATACAGCATAATAAAGAGGGATGGGCTATTCCTGATGAGATTTATGAAAGGGTAAAACGGCAAGATGACCTAGTAAATGAATGGAAACATGTAGCCGATATGAAAGATCACCCAATAAAATGATAAAACTGCACAATCTCCGCACACATATAATTAGTCATAATGTAAGGAAATTCAACACTTTGCGGGGTTGTGCTTTTTTAAACTGCACGAAGTATCGCACACTGAAGAGGTTTGCTATACACTGTATAAATACTAGTATATATATAGCTAAAATATACTACAGAGTTATTATATTGCTATTGTATAATATATATATATAATATATACAAAATAATCAAATGATACATTTAATTCAAATTTAATTTACGATGATAGAAAAAACCCTGACTTTTACTGACGATGCCTGGAATAAAATACGAAACGGCGTCCAGCAATTAAATAGAGCTGTAGGATCTACCCTGGGGCCAAATGGAAAAACAGTTATACTGGAGGATGCGCAAGGACGTCCACACGTAACAAAAGATGGAATTACTGTTGCAGAGAGCTTGTTGTTTTCAGATCCAGTAGAAAACCTGGCGATGAGTACGGTTAGGCAAGCCAGCAAAAAAACAGCGCTTCGCGCTGGAGATGGAACTACCACTTCGATAGTACTCAGTAATGCGATCATTGCTTTGACAAATCGAAGTTTAATCCGCAACATCCACCTCTACAAAAAAGGAATGTACGATGCTAAAGATTACGTTGTAGAAACTTTGAAGAAAAGCAGTAAAAAATTAAATAAAAAAGATTTACTTGCAGTTGCATCATTATCGGCAAACAATGACAAAAGTATTGGGAAGTTAATTGCCGAGTCCTACGATAAGGTGGGGAAGGATGGAGTGGTTGCAGTAGAGCAATCTTACAACGAAGATAGTTATGTATCGATAAAAGAAGGAACTAAAATAGATCGAGGTTGGGCGACACACCACCTAGTCACGGATTTAAATAAACGTGAATTTGTTGCTCAATCTCCTTTTATTTTCATATGTTCTACAGAAATACAAAGTGCACAGCAGATTCTTCCGATATTACAAAACTGTGCTGAAAGCAGTAAACAAATAATAATTGTAGCAGATACCTCAGAGGAGTTTCTTGCCACTATGATTTTAAACAACAACAAGGGAAGATTCAAAGCTTGTGTGATAAAACCAGCAGGGATAGGGTATAAGAGAGATGAATTGTTAGAAGACCTCGCCCTGATGACTGGATCAAAAGTTTTTTCAGAAGCACAAGGAAATGACTTTGGTCAAATAGATACAAGTTATCTAGGGACGGCAGATAAAGTTGTGGTTTCAGAAGGAGAGACAGTTTTGTTTACAACCCCAAAAGATCAGAAAAAAATAAAAAAACTACAAAAGCATATAGAAGATAAGTTGGCTGATGAGAAGGAGGCAGATAACGAGTGGCATTTAAGAGACAGGCTTTCTAAATTAACTGGAGGTGTTGCTACGGTGCACGTGGGCGCATCTACAGAAGTCGAAATGAAAGAAAAAATGGATAGGGTTGATGATGCTATTAGTGCTACTCGTGCTGCTTTGAAGATGGGGGTGGTTCCTGGTGGAGGAGCAACCTTGCTTCATATAGCTAAAGATATGAGGTTACGTATTCAAGACTCAAAGTATAAAGAGGAGGAAAGCTCATATTTAGAGGGCTGGAATGTTATGATAAAAGCTTTGGCTGCTCCAATAACTACAATCCTTTATAATGCTGGTATCACTGATAAAAGATTTTCAGAGGTTACTAAAGCTATAATGTCTGATACTCCAAAAACTGGATATAATGCTTTGACTGGAGAATTAGTGGATATGTATAAAGAAAAAATTCTCGATCCAACAGCTGTGACGATAAATGTAGTTGAAAATGCTGTAAGTGTTTGTGGTGAGCTTATAACAACAGAGTGTGTTGTAACAAACGTAAGAGCATGAAAGCATTAGGAGAATATATTGTTGTTAAGCCAGAAAAAGAAGAAATTGAATCTGGTGGTGTAATTTTATCTAGCAAGACTGATAAAAATGTTCGCTACGTAAAAGGCGTAGTTGAGTCTGTTGGTGGGAAGGTAAAAGAAGTTAGCCCAGGAGATGTGGTTTATTATGATAAAATGGCAACTTCTGAAATGCGAATATCAGGTGAGATTAAATTAGTTTTACTTGAAAATGGGATTGTTGTTAAGGAATAATGTACATACCACTCTTCGAATATGAAGAAGACAGGCTTATTATGGAGTCGTGTTTTGTCTTTCATGGTAAAAAATATTTGTTTTACCCAGAGGGTGTAGAGTTTTATAGTTTATACAGAACTTCTAGAAAAATCAACTCAATACAAGAAGTAGAGTATGTGGCGGAAAAATTTAGGTGGCTTAATCCAAATATTGATTACTCTGTTTTTATACGCCACATAAAACAAATGACAGATAGATCTAATGGGCATGTCATTAGAACTTATAGTGAAAAAAGAATAGAGGCTCTTTGTGAAGATGTTTGGGATAAAAAATACACAAAACCATATTGTAGAAGGAAAAGAAAAGTTATTTTTAACCCAGCTAAAATGATCCCAGTAAAAGAAAAAAGAAAAATTGTGCAGCAGTTAATCCATCCTAAAATTAGCTTTGAATCAGCTGATATCTGGAGAGCCTGCGGACAAATCCAAGGTAAGATTACTATGAAGAAGATTGGTGTTATACTTGGGTGTAGCGCACCTACTGTGCGCAGAAGTTTCGATGATGCAATGTTGTTAAATGTTAAACTTCGAAACAGAGATATTAAAAAGGAATCAGAGCTTATTAAGTGCAAGCGTGCTGTGGCTGAGATAAAAGACGAAGGTCTACCTGTGACTATGAGAGAACTCAAGTGTAGGGTCTCTGTAAGAGATTACGATGTTTTGAAAAAGGCGGTCAGTCTTTGATTTTTTGATTCATTTTTTTTATCGCAATTCTGTAAACCCTGTCTGTATAAGAACTTCCTTTCATAACAGGGTTTATTCTTGGATCTTCAGATATTTTTTCTTCTTGCAGTAATCTTTTGTAAACTAAATTACAAATACGCGAAGAGGTTATAGATAGCTCATATATTGCTTTTCTATTTGAAACTTCATTTTTTTCTCTCCAGACATTTATAAAACCTTTTTGTTTTAGCTTCCAGAATCTATTTCTATCCCAGTGCATTATATTTGAATATTCTTTGAAAGCATCCATGTCAAATCTACCTTCGTCGTATAAATACAAAAGCATTTCTAAATCTGGCTCTGATAAATTATATTTTCTTTTAACATAATATTTAACTATCCTCCAGTATTTTAGAAAATTGTATTTACGTTCTTTTTCGTATGAGATATTATACTTTTCAGAATTTTTTCTACGCTTTATTTTTGTAGCCTTTTTCAACTTAAGTTAATTTAAAATCAAAAATAATGAACTTTTTTTATTTGTATATTTGTCACATGGCTAAGAGAGCAGATAAATCGAAAATGAAATGCAATTCACCTCGTCCTAGCACAAGCCCAGGAAAGAAAAGAATGGTGAAAGCATGCTCAGGAGGAAAAGAAAAAATAATTCATTATGGAGCAAAAGGATACGGTCATAACTATTCTTCTGCTGCAAGAAAGTCTTTTAAGGCTAGACATAATTGTTCCTCTGCAACAAATAAGTTAACTGCTAGATACTGGGCTTGTAAAAATTTATGGGCTGGTAAAGGGGGGTCCACAAAATCATCTCCTAAATCAAAGCAAGGAAAATATTAAAAATGGCAAATCTATTTAAAAAACACAAAGGTCTTGGAGATACAGTCGAAGCAATTACAACAGCGACAGGAATTAAAGCTATTGTAAAAGCTGGATCAAAAGCCTTCAATAAACCATGTGGATGTGATGAAAGAAAAAAAACTTTAAACGATTTATTTCCCTATGGCAACAAAAAGTAAAACAAAAGCGAAAAGAGGTAACAAAATTTGTCCTGCAGGTATAGCTTGGGCTAAAAGAACATTTGACAGATATCCATCTGCTTATGCTAATATGGCTGCAAGCAAATATTGTAAAGATCCTAATTACGCAAAAAAATCAAAAAAGAAATAAGCATATGCAACTCCCCAAAAATGGCGTAGCCAAAGAAATCCGTTCATACGTAGGATCATTATTTATCTTCCTATTTGTTATAGGTATTATAATTACATTATTACAATTTCCTGTATTGGATTCCAATAAAGAAGTTGTCATGATGTTGATAGGAACAATTGCCGCTTCAATCCCAGTTATCATATCAAGCATAACTGGAACAAAGCCAGATGATGTGAATGCTCTTAAGGGAGAGATAGAAAAGAAAAATAATCAAATAGATTTGCTTGTTTCTGCAAAAGATAAATTAGAGGACATGGTTATCACATTACAAAAACAAATGCTTGACAATCAAGATGATGTAATGGACAAAATAATTCTTAAAGCCGCATTAGATTACGATGATAGAGCTCAAGCAAAAGCTATCATGAGAAAATGTAAGTGTGGTAAAAACGAATGTAAATGTGAAGGAGAATAATCGTGGGTGAATTAAAAAAATGGCGTGAACAAAAATGGGTTCGTATAGGAACAGATGGTAAAATCAAAGGACCATGTGGCACTAGTAAGAATAAAAGAAACCCAGATAGATGTTTGCCATTAGCAAAAGCTAGAAGCTTATCGCAGGCTGAAAGGGCTGCCACTGCTAAAAGAAAAAAGAAAGCTGGTGGTAGTAAGAAACAATTTGTTTCTAACACAAAAAGTGCGAGAGTTAAATCATAAATAACCTTTAAAATTAAAAACTATGCCATACGGAAAAGGAACTTACGGAGGAAAGATGAAAAGTAAATCTAAATCCACTTCTAAGAAAAAGAAAAAAAAGAAAAAGTAAATAATTATGAGTTTAGGCAGAACTGCTTTATATTACAGGAGCAACCCAAAGGCGAGAGCCAAAAAGGCTGCTTACGATAGCGTGTTTCAGAAAAAAAAGAAGCAAGTTAAAAAGCGTGTAGAGTGTAACGCCTTTAATCGTAAATTTGGAAAAAAAGGAGACAAGATGGATTGTTCACACAAGAATGGAACTATTGTCTCAGAACATAGAAAAAAAAATAGAGCTAGAGGAGGAGCAAAAAAGAAATGAAAACAAAACCATGTGTATGCGGAACAACGCAAAACCCAACAGGGCTTTGTGATGGATCACATTTAAATATTAAATAAAATGAAAACATTACTTATAATAACAATAATATTATTAATCGTATTAATTACTGTTGTCATATCAGCAATTTGGCTTGCCAAAAAAGGATTTACTAGAGATGATAATAATAATATGATTCCTGATATTCTAGAAGAAAAATTTATAGAACTTAAAAAAGATGTTTCTATAATTGTAGATAGAGTTAATCATGAATTGAAAGATGTAGGAAAAGCGATAGGAGAAGTTGGTAATCAAATTGGAGATGTACCTAAAGCTTTTAGAGGTAAATCTAGATCTGGAAGAAAACCAAAAAAGTGATAGAAGATTTGAAAATATACGGTTTAAGTATCTCAGCAATTGGGACGAGCATATTTCATGACATCAACCCAATATTATCATCTTTTGTACTGATTGCAACGTTGATATATACAATAATAAATATTATAGATAAATTAAATAAAAAATAAATGGAACTCAAATACTTTAATATTCAAGATTTCGATTCTCCTGATGAACCAGGAAGCGGAAACTTGATGGATGAAGAATTTTTGTTATTGCTTGATAAAGCAAGAGAAATATCTGGCACTCCTTATATTATAAACTCTGGAGTACGTACACCTTCTCATAACAAGTCTGTTGGAGGAAAATCTAACTCAGCTCATTTGTCTACAAGACAAGGCGGCCCTTGTGCAGTTGATATAGCTGTTAAAGGTTCAAGAGATAGGTTTTTGATTCTGAAAGGACTTATAGAGGCTGGGTGTCATAGAATAGGCGTGGCAAAAACGTTTATACATGCAGATGGAGCAAAAGACCTTGATCCACAAGTAACTTGGGTTTATTAAAAAAAATGTCTCAAGAAAGAAAAAAATTTAAAGATACTAAGGTAGGTCAGTTCTTACTTAACAAAATACCTAATGTTGTTGGCGCAGTAGCTGGAGATACATTAGCAGGTAATGTAATTCAAGCTATTATAGGAGGTTCTGAAATGAGTGAAGAGGACAAAAGTATTGCTCTCAAAAAACTAGATATAGAACGCGCTGAAATTGATGGTGTCACAAGAAGGTGGGTGGCAGACGCCAGAAGCGGATGGCTTCCTTCCAACGTAAGGCCTCTAACATTAATATTTCTCACAGTTTCTTTTGTTATTGGATGGTACATGCAGATAGATGGGTTATCAACTGTCAAGGAGCTTCTCTTTGTGGTTTTTGCAGGCTATTTCGGCGGAAGGAGTTACGAGAAGGTTATGGGTAATAAAAACCACAAGTAGTCGCCACTTAGAAATCGAGCTTACTTTTTATTGGTATCTTTGTACTAATTATGCCTAGAATTAACACATACGATCTCGATACTACCCCAAGCCTTAGTGATAAGTGGATTGGGACAGATTCAGCGACAACAACAACCAAAAATTTTACGGTAAGCAGTATAATTAATTTGATCAATAGTAGTTCTGCTATTGATCATTTTGATGGTGTAACTTATGAGTTTAAAGCTATAGACTCTGAAAATCCAAACCCAACAGGGGTTATTTGTGTTACAGCAACTAATGTTTTAGCTACTGCCTTTTCTGCAATCAACAATATTTTTGTAAGTAAAGTACATGCAACAGGAGACGATGTTACTGCATATCTCCAAGCCATGGATAATGATACAATAAAAATAAACCAGGCTGGGAACTTAAATGCATTTGGAATATTTAAAGTTACAAATGTACAGACGTATAGTTCAGATTCAAACTTTTTGCAATTTACTTTGACTTACCAGTCAGGTAATGGGAGTTTAACTCCTAATGAAAGATATTTTATATCGAACTATCAGGCAATTGAAAATATAGATTTTGCTACTAAATCAGTTACTGATCTAGGTGATGTGACAAACGCAGGATCAGGATCTATTATAACAACAGGAGAAAGAGGTATAGTTGGAAATGCTTTGGTTCATAATGATGTTGTAGATAATTTAACAAGCACAAGCACAGATGTACCATTATCAGCAAAACAAGGTAAAACATTAAATGACGCTATAACAGCAATAAACGCTTTACTGACTCTTAATCCTCCAAATGCCGCTTTAGATGAATTACAGGAAATTGTAGCATACATAGAGACAAACAGAACAACATTAAATACTTTAGGTATATCAAATATTACTGGACTCCAGACAGCTTTAAATGATAAAGTAGATGTTGTTACAGGTAAAGGATTATCTACAAATGATTTTACAGCTACACTTCTTACAAAACTAAATGGGATTGCAGATGGAGCGGAGGTAAATGTAAAACCTAGTTGGACGGCAGGTGCTGGGACAGCTGCGGAAATATTAAATAAGCCCACTGATTTAACAGATTTATCGACACATAATGTTACAGAATTAGCTGATGTTCTCGGCGCTGGTTCAGGTTATATAATTACAGATGCAGAAAGGGTTAAGTTAACTAATAGTGATGTAAATCCAACAACAAATGTAATAACAGATGGTTCAGATTCAATAACAGTAACACCTCAAGCTAGAACAATAGAGCTTGCAGGAACATCTAACGAAGTTGAAGTTTCTCCTACAGGAGCTCAAGATTTAACTACAGACAGAACTTTTACAGTTGGCTTACCTAATGATGTGATTATAGGTAATAACTTAACTGTAACTGATGATTTACTTTCTAAAACAATAATAAGTAAATATATATCTACAACAAAAACATACACAGTTACAGTTGCAACAAAAGCATCAACACATAGATATTATAATAGTGGATCAACAAGTGGATATGTTATAGATGGAGTGCCAGCTCCCTACATAACTTTAACACCTGGGAATACTTACAGGTTTGATATGTCAGACACAACAAATTCCACGCATCCATTATATTTCTTTTACAACTCGGATAAAAGCATACCAACAGGGCTGTCGTCAAATAAATATATTACTGGTGTAACAGATAATTATTCTTCAAACGCACCAGGACAAAATGGTTCTTATATTGAGATTGTTGCCGATGAAAATACACCAACTGTATTACACTATATGTGTAATACTCACCCATTAATGGGTAATGCAGTTAATTTTAACACAAGAAATTTAAACGATTTTTCAATCAACGCTTTAGTTGATATAGACCTTACAGGTGTAGCGAACGATAAGATATTAAAATACAATTCATCTACAGGTAAATTTGAGGTTGCAGATGAAAGTGGAGGAACTGTAACTGAAACATTTAAAACAATTGCTGTTACAGGAACTTCTGGACAATCTGATGTTGTAGCAGACCAAGCCACAGACACACTTACTTTCAATGCTGGATCAGGCATGAGTATTACTACTAATGCTTCAAATGATACAATAGAGTTTGAAAGTACAGCAACTGGAGGTACAGATTTAAACACTCTTAATGCAGCTACAATAGATGTAACTGCAGATAGTTTTGGATTTATTGATAGTAGTGATTCTAACAATAGTAAAAAATCAACTATTGCTAGTTTAGTTTCTGCTATAGCAGGTACAAATCTAACAGCAAGTAATGGTCAGCTTAACGCACAAGCTGGAGGTGGTGGAACCGTGTCAGTTGAAAAAAATGTATATACAGCAAATGGAAACACATTTGGATTTGCAACAACTACTGCTATCGCAAACGAAAACAATGTACAGGTATATATAGATGGTGTTTATCAATCTAAAAATAATTACACTACAAGTGGCAGCACTGTAACATTTTCACCTACAGCACCAGCCAACGGAACTTCTGTTGAGCTTATACATATGGTTGAGTCTTCAGGTGTAATTGCAAGAGATACGTTTACTGGTGATAATACCACTACGGCTTTTACGCTTTCAATGTCTATAGCAAACGAAAATGCTACACAGGTATATATAGACGGAGTATATCAAAGCAAAGATAATTACACGACAGCTGGTAGTGTTTTAACATTTACAAGTACTGCACCTGCAACTGGCACTTCAATAGAAGTTGTTCATATAAAAGCAGTTAATGCTTCGTCTATAAATCAAAATAACTTTACTGGTAATGGATCTCAAACATTTACATTATCACAAAGTATCGACGATGAAGCAAAAACATTTGTATTCATACAAGGCGTTTACCAAGAAAAATCAACTTACAGTATATCAGGAAATCAAATAACATTTAACACTGCGCCTCAAACTGGATTTACAGTAGAGGTTATGGCTTTTGATAGCATAACAGTTGGAAATCAAACAGTATCTTCATTTAATGGTCAAACAGGAGCTATAACAGGGGTAAATTCTGTAAATGGTCAAACAGGAGCCGTTACCTTAGGCACAGGAACTGATTGGCAAGCAACAATTCAAACATCAAATTTTACAGCTGAAGCAGGAAAAGGATATTTTGTTAACACAACATCAGGTATAATAACAGTAAGCCTACCTTCAGGAAGTGTGGGCGATGAAATAGAATTTCAAGACTATACTGGCACATTTGCCACCAATAAAATTAAGTTTACAGCAAACGGTACTGAAAAGATGCAAGGTAGTACTATAAATAAAAGATGTTCTATTAATAATGCTAGGGTAAGCTTAGTTTATCAAGATGCAACAGAAGGATGGACTGCTGATAATATTGTATCAGACTTACCTCCTCTTGATGTGCATTTCTTAGTAGTAGCTGGAGGTGGCGGCGGCGGATCAGGATATTATAGTGGAGGTGGTGGAGCTGGAGGTCTTCGTACTTCTTGGCCAGGTGGCTCTGGTGGTGGAGCTAGTTCTGAAAATCAAAAAACAGGTATAGCAATGGATACTGATCATGCATTAGCAGTAGGTGGTTTGGGCGCAGGATCAACAAATACTAGTACTAGAGGTGCTAATGGCGGAAATTCTACTTTTATAGATATTACCTCAACAGGAGGTGGTGGTGGAGGTTCAAGAAACGGTCAACAACAAGGCGCAGATGGTGGATCTGGAGGGGGTAATGCCTACAACACAGGTGGCGCAGGACAAGGAGCACCTGCGCAAGGTTATAATGGAGCAGGGGCTAGCACTCCTGATTATGGAACTGGTGGTGGTGGTGCAAGTGCAGCAGGACAGGCTACTTCAGGTGATGGAGGAGCTGGTTTAGCAGTAAATATAACAGGATCTTCAGTAGGATACGCTGGTGGTGGCGGTGGTGGTGGACTTGGTTCAACTTATCCCGTAGGTTCTGGAGGAGCTGGCGGCGGCGGAGCAGGTGGCGATGCTGTTAATTATCCATCTACATCTGGACCAGGTAGCAATGGTACTGCAAACACTGGTGGTGGTGGCGGTGGTACAGGAGGTGACATAGCTCAAGGTGGCAATGGAGGATCTGGTGTAGTTATTTTAAGGTATAGTAGTTCTTATACAATAACAAATTCAGGTGGTGGTTTATCATTTACTACAGCAATCGTGGGTACAGATAAAGTAACAACTTTTACACAAGGAACAGGAAACATACAATTTACAGGATAATTATGGCACATTACGCTTTTTTAAATATGCAAAATATCGTTACTGATGTAATAACAGGTAAAGATGAAACTGAAGGGCCTAAAAACTGGGAAATACACTATGGAAATATACGTGAACAAGTTTGTAGGAGAACATCATGTAATACAAAAGGAGGTCAACATTTAGATGGAAAAACTCCTTTTAGAAAAAACTATGCTGGAATTGGGTATACTTACGATGAAACCAGAGATGCATTTATTCCACCCAAGCCTTATGATAGTTTTGTTTTAAATGAAGATACGTGTTTATGGGAAGCTCCAATAGAAAAACCATCAGATGGTAAAGTATATGTGTGGGATGAGGATAATAAAAAATGGATAGAAAATGTCACAAACTAAAGTAAAAAGAGAATTAATAGATGGATCGTTAGGAACTGATTGGCAGTCAGCTCCCAAAACAACTAACTTTACAGCTGTTGCTGGACAGGGATATTTTGTTGATACAACTTCAAACACAGTAACTGTGACTTTACCTACTTCACCCAGCTCAGGAGATGAAATTATATTTCAAGATTACGCAGGGACTTTTACTACCAATAAAATAATATTAACATCAAGTGACAAAATACAAGGATCTACAAACGACTTTCTAAATAGCACAAACAATGCAACTATAAATTTAGTATACCAAAACACTGCTAAAGGTTGGACTGCTGATAATTTAACAACAATTATTCCTTCTTTTGATGTAGATTACTTAGTTGTTGCAGGCGGTGGTGGTGGTGGAGGATATTATAGAGGCGGAGGTGGTGGAGCTGGAGGTCTAAGAACTTCTTATGGAGTAGGATCTGTTAATGCCCTTACATTAAATGTGGGTTCATCTTACACTGTTTCTGTTGGTCCTGGAGGTAGTGGTGGCTCAAATGGTCCAGGTTCTAATGGCACAAACTCTGTATTTGCTTCAATTACGTCAACAGGTGGTGGTAAAGGCACTAGCTATACATCTTCAGGAAATACTGGAGTTGATGGTGGCGATGGTGGATCTGGTGGAGGTTCTGGAGGCTCAGACGGAACTGCTGGTCAAGCTGGTTCAGGTAACGCTGGAAACTATACTCCATCTGAAGGCAATAATGGTGGTAGAGGACATTATCCTAGTGATCCTGATTGCGGTGGTGGTGGTGGAGGCGCAGGTTCTGCTGGTAATGACGGTGGTAGCGGCTCAACTGATGGAGATGGTGGTGATGGTGTTACATCTTCTATTTTGAATGTCTCAAATATAGGAACAGGTGGTGGACAAGTAAATATAGGTGAAGTGATAAGTGGCGCTGTATGGTTTGCTGGAGGTGGCGGAGGTGCTAGTTATGAAACTGGAAATCATGCAATACCTGGCAAAGGTGGGGGTGGGATTCCTTCAAATCCAGGTAATTCGTCTCCAAACAGCTATCCTGGCAATGGAGCTGATGGAGCCCCTAATTCAGGAGGTGGAGGTGGAGGTGGCTCTGGAGAAAGCAATCCCTCTTCGGGTGTAGGTGGCACTGGTGCATCAGGAGTAGTTATATTGAGATATACGTCTCAAGTTTCGATTTCAAATCCGAATGGAGGATTAAATTTTACTACTTATACGGAAACTACAACATCAGCTAATGATACTAGTGTTACAGTTTTTACAGGCGGAAGTGGAATTATACAATTTAGTTAAAAAATTATGGCACACTATGCAATTTTAAATATGTCTAATGTAGTTACGAAAGTAATTACAGGTAAAGATGAAGGTGATACAGATACAAATTGGGAACTTTTTTATCAAGATATTTTCAAACAGGTATGTAAAAGAACCTCTTATAACACTAGATTTGGAAAACATGTATTAGGCGGTACCCCATTTAGAAAGAATTATGCAGCCGTAGGATACACTTATGATCAACAAAGAGACGCATTTATTCCACCTAAACCTTTTGATAGTTGGGTTTTAAACGAAGACACCTGCAACTGGGTGGCTCCAATACAAAGGCCAGATAATGATAAAATAAATTTGTGGAACGAAAATGATAAAACTTGGACACAAATAGATCACTGATAAATTTTGTAAATTTGAATAAAAATAAAAAATGGCAATAACTAAAGTAACAAGTAGCGTTTTAAGTGATTCTACAATCACACAAGAAAAATTATATGCTGGATTTAAAGGAACTTCAGCAATATCTGGAACTGCTATTGATTGGGATTCTTCTCAGGTATTTACAAAAACTTTAGGTGCAGCCACAACATTTACTTATTCAAATGATGAAATAGGTATGGTTAAAGATTTAGTTATATCTGGAGCCTATACTATTACTTGGCCAACAGGAACAAAAATTATTGCAGGAGAATATGATACAACAGCAACTAATTTTATACAGATAGTTAAAACTGGAGCAGCTGAATATTTCATGACAATATCAAAAGAAGCAACATAATGGTAGCAATAAATAAAAACGGAACAATACAAACTTTTAATCGTCTTCCAAATAAATGGGAGGATGAAAAAGGTGTGCATATGAATTTTAGGCTTTGCAAAAACAAAGAGGATTACGGTTTTTATGATGTTGTTACACCAGATTACGATAAAATATCGCAAAGACTGTCTCCTATGTTTTGGGATGCTGATAATAATGTATTTACCTACACAGTTTCTAATATCGACTTTGATGCTACAGCACCTGTTCTTGATGAAGAGGGAAATGATACAGGAGAAACAACGCCAGTATACGATAAAGATAAATTAAAAGCGAATATTATTTCTAGCATAAAATCAGAAGCAAATCATTTATTAGCTCCTACAGATTGGTATTCGAGCAGGAAATCTGAATTAGGGACAGCAATACCAGATAGCGTTCTTGCAGATAGAAAAAAAATTAGAGATAAAGTAGATGCTCTAGAAATAGAAGTTAATGCGCTTGATAATGTAGAGGCAATATTAAAATACACTTATACTTTTACTGAGCAAGCCGAACAACCTGAATAAATGTTAGGTAAAAGACTAATCAATACTGGAGGAGCTGAAGCCTGTACAACAGATACTACGCAAATATTAGACGCAGGGGCAACTCAATCTACAGCCTTATATAGGTTTGAAGATAATGCAAATGATACTGCATATACTGCTGGAACTACAATAAGCTCTTTTAAAATAATTGATTTAGATGTTAATGGATATTCAAGTGGAGCAACAATATCTAATTCAGCTTCAAATACCGATGACGCAGCTATAGTAGGTAATGTAACTTACAGTAATCCTTCAGGAAGTAACGGTAGATTTGATTTAGATGGGGCTAGCGATTATTTACAAATAGACGCAAATACAACATTTAATGGTGCTACTAACTATACTTTAGAGGGGTGGTTTAAACCAGACAACTTAACTGCAGTAGACCATTTCTTTGCAATACATGATGGATCGAGTGGTAGTAAATTTTATGTAAGGTTAAATGATGCGCAAGGCGATATTGATGCACTTGTTTATGGTAGCACAGGTACAGGAAGCTCCGCGGCTACTGTAGTAACAAGTAATACGGCAGCTAGAGTACAAGCAAATGTTTTTAATCATGTTGTAATGACTTATACAGATGGATCAGGAGGACTTCTATCTATATATATAAATGGGGTTTTGGCAGGATCAGCTGCTGCTACAGGAAACGGAAACACAACAGGCACTGCAGACTTGCTTATTGGATCATTAGGAGGTTATATCGGATCATATGATTTCGATGGTGAAGTGGGTCAAGTAAGGTTTTATATTAGCGCTTTAAGTGCAACTGAAGTTTTGCAAAATTATAATGCCACAAGAGCTCTTTATGCAGCCAATCATGGCACTGCATCTAATGTAACTTATGCTGCAGGCAAGTTTGATAAAGCTGGTGTATTTAATGGTAGCTCTTCTAAAATAGCTTTACCTGCAATACTACCAACAAACAGCACAGCAGATTCATCTGTTTCTTTTTGGTTTAAATATTCAGGTGGACAGTCTGGTACAGGTACTTTATTTAGTTCATATGGTGGTAATAGTGCTCAGCCTGGTTATCATTTAGGACTTGAGGCCGCTTATACTTGGAATGGTGTTAATTACCCTGATGGTAGCCTTTTTTTAACAGGTTACTCTATGGGTACAGGATCTGGTGTAAATGGAACAACAAGCTATGCAGATGGAGCGTGGCACCATGTAGTTGTTACTTATGATTTTTCAACAGGCGTTTTAAGCTGTTTTGTTGATAATGCATCTTCTGCCACACTAAGTGTATCTTTTACTTCAAGGCCATCAACTATTGGTCCTTTTTCACAAAGTGGGGATATTGGCTATCAATTGCATGGTGGGCCTCACAGATACGCTAAATGTAGTATAGATCAATTTAGAATATTTGATAAAGAATTAACTACATCTGAGATAAACAGTCTTTATAATGAAACCGCAGCTTCAGCAGCATCAGGAACAATAGATAATCCATCTACTGTTGCATATTATAAAATGGCTGATGCTACAGATGAAACTGGTTCTTATAATGGAACAGCTACAAGTGTAGATTTTAATGTTCAAGGAAAATATGGTTTTGCTGGAAAATTTAGTGGTGCTGGAAGTAACGTAGAAACAACTTTAGCTAATTCAAATTTTACATCTAATTACTCTATATCACTTTGGGTAAACTTAACTAATGCTAATGTATTTCAAAATTTTGTTGGTAATTATAAATCTTCTGGCGGTTATGGAGGTTTCACCTTTATGAGTAGAAATGCTGGAGGTGGAGTTTATAGATTTGGTTTTATATGGTGGACTGGGTCAGGAAGTAATTATAATTTTGTACAGAATTCAGATGTTGTTGCAACTTCAGGAACTTGGGTGCATTTAGTTGCAACCAAAATTTCAGGTGTATTGCCTATATTATATGTTAATGGAACTGCAAATTCTTTGTATTATGATAATTCTGACACAGAACACGGAACAACTGGCGAAAACTTCAAAATTGGCAACACTTTAAACAGTAATTATAGTGCTGGAAAAATAGATCAAGTAAGAATATTTAACAAAGCAATCAGTGCTTCAGAAGTTACAAAACTTTATAATGAAGTACAATGTGATCCCCTTATAACAACCCCTGAAAATTATTTTAATACAAAACTATATACTGGTAATGGTGGAACTCAAGCTATGACAGGTGTAGGTTTTGCTCCTGGAATGACTTGGATTAAAGCTAGATCAGTAGGCTATTCTCATTCATTACAAGATATTTTAAGAGGTCCTGGTACTTCAACCTCCTTATACCCAGATTTAAATTCATCTGCAGGAACTTATGGTGCGTATGGACAAATTATTTCTTTTGATACAGATGGTTTTACTGTAGCAAGCGGAGGACACGGAAGTTACCCTGTTGCGCAAGTAAATCAAAATGGGGTTACTTATGCGTCATGGAACTGGAAAGCAGCTTTAGCTAGTTTTTCAACTAGCTTTAATGGAAGTAGTAGTAAAATAGAAGTAACAAATAGTGGAAATGTATTTGAAGCTGTAGGTGGATTTAGTGCATCTGTTTGGGTTAATAGAAACACAACTGCAAATCAAACAATATTAAATAAAGAAGGTGCTGTTTCAGGTTCTTATGGGTGGTCATTGAGATACAGTTCAGGCGCAGGATATTCTTACGATTTATATGACACAAGTGATAATATGGTAACTGTTTCTACAGGAGCTAACTCAACCACAGGAACTTGGGAGCATGTAGTAATATCATTTAACAATAGTGATAATAAACTTCGTATTTATTATAATGGAGGAACCCCTTCTGTTTCAAGTGCTTTATCTTCAGCAGCAAGCTCAAATACAGAGAATTTTTTTATAGGAGCAAGAACAAATTCAGGAATTGTTACAGATGGTAATTTAGCACAAGTAAGGATATATTCAACAGCTGTAACCGACGCTCAAGCATCTAATTTATATGCAGAACCAGCGGCAAGTAATAATACATTAAACTATCCTGCAGGTGCAGGCTGTATTGCAGCTTATCCACTACAAACAGATGCAGTAGATTTAAGTGGAAGTGGTAATTATAATGGTGCATCTAGTAATGTAACATTTGGTCAGCCAGGTTATTTAACTAGTAATACCGATGGTGCAATACCAAGTACCGTAGCGGCTAATGTAGAAGCTGGATTTAGTATTGTAAAATATACAGGAACAGGTTCTACTACTACTGTAGGTCATGGTTTGAACAAAAAGCCTAATTTAATTATTTTTAAAGGATTAGTAAACAATACAACTGATGCTTGGCCTGTTTACGCATCCCCAACTACCGCTGATTTTAGTTTATATCTATATCATACTTATGCAGCCATTAATGATGCTGCTAATTTTAGTGATACTGAGCCTACTAGTAGTGTATTTACAGTAGGAACTTGGAATGGTATAAATAAAAGCAGTGTAGATTATATAGCTTATTGCATTTCAAATATAGACGGTTATCAACGTGTAGGCTCTTACATAGGCAATGGATCAGCTAATGGGCCTTTTATTTATACAGGGTTCGAGCCTGCTTGGATAATGTTTAAAAATACTGATACCGCTTATAGATGGTATATGTTAGATAATAAAAGAAACACAACTAATCCTAGGCGTTCAAGATTATTTGCTAATGCCCCAACAGCTGAAACAACTAATTCAGATATAGTAGATTTTCACACTAATGGATTCCAAATCATAAACTCTGACGCAGAAGTTAATAAAAGTGGTGATAAAATACTATTTTGGGCAATAGCTGCAAATCCAGATACTACAGCTCCAACTAAAGCTAATAGTTTCAAAACTGTTTTATATACAGGTAATAGCGGTACTAACCAAATAACAGGTTTAGGTTTTAAACCTGACTTGGTTTGGATGAAAGACAGGGGTAATTCATATAGTAATACTCTGTATGATTCAGTTAGAGGTACAGGCACAGGTAAAGCAATTTATTCGGATTCAAATGTTGAAGAAGGGGATAGAACAGACATACATAATTTTGTTTCTTTTGATGCAAATGGTTTTACACTTGGAGCAACTTCACACACAAATAATATTATAAATAAAAGTGGAGGTACCCTTGTAGCTTGGGCTTGGAAAGCTTTAGATCACGATAGGAATTTAGCTTCTATAAATAATGATGGTACTATAGCAAGTCAAGTTAGTGTTAATAAAGACTCTGGATTTAGTATTGTAAAATATACAGGAAATGGAACCGCAGGAGCAACAGTTGGGCATGGTCTGGGAGCGAAACCTCAATTTATTCTTTTTAAGAATTTAGATACTGTTGTAAGTTGGATTGCTTATGACACTATTAATAATGTTATAGGGTATCTTGATGCTACTGATAGTCTTACAGACGGCAGAAGAGCTTGGGCTGTAAATAATACGGATCCTACAAATACATTAGTTACTTTAGGCAATAATCAGGCTACTAACGCTGCTTCAAACTTCATAATGTACTGTTGGCATTCAGTCGCAGGATATAGTAAGATAGGGACATATACTGGAAATGGAAGTACAGATGGCCCTACTGTTAATATTGGATTTGAGCCATCTTGGTTAATGATTAAAAAAACAAATGATACAGGTCAATGGCTTTTAGTGGATAACGCACGAAACCCGTCTAATCCAGTAAATGCAAGGTTAAGGGCAGATAGAAGTAATGCCGAAAGCACTTCGTATAATATTCTTAATTTTTTATCTAATGGCTTTAAAATAATTACTGCCGATAACGACCAAAACACAAACAACGGAACTTACTTATATATGGCAATTAAATAAAATTAAATGAATAATTATATTAGAAAAATTTCTATTGGATCAGATTACAAAAATGCTATGCATTATGTTGTTGATCAAGATGTTATGGGTGGTTCGTGGAAGATCCACGCTGTATCGCAGGATGAAGAGGGATATCATTTGTGGATACAGAAAAATGAAGAAATAAAAAAATGGAAATTTTTCAGTATAAATACTCCAATTACAATAGAATATAATGTTAACTTTTAGGCCCACAAAATCTTTTTTAGTAAAGCCAAAAAACAATCAAGAATATAATAGGGAGAAAAATGGTGTAATAATCACCTCTTCAATAGAAAATGCTAAAGACGTAAATCGTTTTGGTATTATAGAAAAAACCCCTTTGTCTTATACAGGGGATTTAAAAGAAGGTGATGAAGTAGTTTTGCATCATAATGTTTTTCGTTCATATTATGATATAAAAGGCAACGAAAGAAAGAGCAATGAGTATTTCAAAGATAATTTGTATCTTGTATCATCTAATAAAATTTATCTTGTTAAAAAAAATAATAACTGGGTTAGCTTTGATGATTATTGTTTTGTCTCTCCGAAAGACGAGGAGAATATGGAAGTTTCGCTAGGAGCATACGAGCTTCATAAAGGAACAGTAAAATATATAAATGACAATTTAATTAGTCAGGGGCTGACAGATGGGATGGAAGTAGGGTACACAAAAGACAGCGAATATGAATTTGAGGTAGAAGGTGAAATGCTATATAGAATGAGAAGTAAAGATATATGTGTGGAATTTAGTTAAATGGGAAAATCATTAAACAGAAGAGGCAAATATAGTCATTGTACTCGTGCACAGAAAAACGGAAGAAATAAACCAGCAAAAAAGAATAAGTAATGGCAGATACGTTTTTAAAAAATAACATATCTATAGTTATATCATTCGTAGCTGCTGTATTTACAGCAGGTGGTATATTTTCTGAATTTACATCTCTGAAAGATGAGATACATTTAGTCCACGAAAGATTAGATGAAAAAATAGTTATTATAGAACGTATTGAAGCGCGTATACTTCAATTAGAGAAACAAGTTGAATATGAAAAAGGCTTTCTAGAGGCCACATCTAAATCTAAATAAATGAGCAAGGAGGAGATAAAAATAAAATCTAACGGATTAAGAAATGAACTTAAGGAAATACGTAAAAGTATTGACAAACTAACCAACGCTATAGTTATGGCGCAAACACACAAACAACATGAAAAAAATTATTATACCAGCTTTCATCCTCTTGATGATGGGATGCGCTGGACAGAGACAAGCACAAATGGAGGTCTACAGAAAGCTGACGAAGGACATTGACAGAAAAGATCCTGAACAAGTAAAATTAGCACAAGTACTATGGCATGAAATAGTTATAGATGAAAAAAGATATAAAAAACACTATACAAAGAGTAATTGATGCAGGAGAAAAAGCTGTTGAAGAGCTTATTAAAGTTGCGCATGATGAAATAATTACTGATGATCCATCAGAAGATTTAGCGGCAGATAGATTGAAAAATGCAGCTGCTACAAAAAAACTTGCAATATTTGATGCTTTTGAAATATTAAGTAGGATAGAAATAGAAAAAGAAAAATTAGAAAATGGTGAGTCAGCAGATTCTAAAAAAGAAGAAACCTTTAAAGGTTTTGCTGAATCGAGAGGAAGAAAGTCTTAGTCTTTATACTGTAATTGGGAGCATACCAGAATCAGATAAATTAAAGAAAAACAAATCCTCGTCTTGGGAATATGGTTATAATGCTAATTACGATGTAGTTGTAATATCTAAAAACGGAAAAGTAGGTGATGTAATCAACATAAACGGAGTAAAAATAGCATTACCTTTGCAACCAAAAAAGGTTGAGTCTAGAAGCAAAAAAACGTCAGAACAATATTGGGAAGCGAAAGAATACCCAAAAGAATTATTTAAGATCAAGACCGTTTTCCAGTGGAATGAGTACTCGTCTGTATTCAAAGAATCATGGGTTGATTACATCGAAAACGAATTTGAAAGGAGAGAAAATGGTTATTGGTTTAAAAACAACGGTGTCGATACTTATATTACTGGCTCTCATTACATGTACTTGCAATGGACCAAGATTGATGTTGGGCTCCCAGAGTTCAGAGAATCTAATAGAATATTCTTTATCTACTGGGAAGCGTGTAAAGCCGACAATAGGTCTTATGGAATGTGCTATCTTAAAAACAGAAGGTCAGGCTTCTCTTTTATGTCTTCAGCAGAATCCGTTGCTCAAGCGACAATTACTTCAGATGCACGGTTTGGGATATTGTCCAAATCTGGAGCTGATGCTAAAAAAATGTTTACAGACAAGGTTGTACCAATATCTACAAACTACCCCTTCTTCTTCAAACCAATTCAAGACGGAATGGATAGACCTAAAACAGAACTTGCCTACAGAGTGCCAGCATCAAAACTTACAAGAAAAAACATTGAACAAAAGCAAACAGATGAGTTGGCAGGACTCGATACCACAATTGACTGGAAAAATACTGGAGACAATTCCTATGATGGAGAAAAACTCAGACTCCTTGTACATGATGAATCTGGGAAGTGGGAACGTCCAGATAATATCCTCAACAGTTGGCGCGTCACTAAAACTTGTCTTCGATTAGGAAGAAGAGTTATAGGAAAATGCATGATGGGCTCTACGTCTAACTCTTTAGATAAAGGTGGATCAAATTTTAAAAAATTATTTTATGATTCAAATCCTTTAGAAAGAAATGCTAATGGTCAAACAAAAACAGGATTGTATAATTTATTTATTCCCATGGAGTGGAATATGGAAGGCTTTTTAGATAAGCATGGCCATCCAGTTTTTAGAACACCAGAAGTGCCAGTAGTTGATATTCATGGAGAATATGTTTTTCAAGGTGTTTTGGATTATTGGGAAAACGAAGTTGAATCGTTAAAAAATGATCCAGATGCTTTGAATGAATTTTATAGGCAGTTTCCTAGATCAGAAAATCATGCATTTAGGGATGAATCAAAAAACAGTTTATTTAATCTTCAAAAGATATACGAGCAAATAGATTATAATGACACAAACGGAACATATAGTTATGTTGATAGAGGAGATTTTCATTGGGAAAATGGAGAGAGAGGAACAAATGTTGTGTGGACACCAACAAGAAATGGGAAATTTTATGTAACTTGGTTGCCGCCTAAAGAATTAAAAAATAATGTGCGTCGAGACAATAACAAGTATTATCCACTTAATGTTCATATTGGCTCTTTTGGCTGTGATAGTTATGACATTTCTGGAGTAGTTGGAGGTAGCGGATCTAAAGGAGCTCTGCATGGTTTGACAAAAGTAAATTTTGACAATGCACCATCAGAGTTGTTTTTTTTAGAATACATAGCAAGACCTCAAACAGCAGAATTGTTTTATGAAGATGTTTTGATGGCTTGTCATTTTTACGGCATGCCAATATTAGTTGAAAATAACAAACCTAGATTGTTATATTATTTGAAAAATAGAGGTTATAGAGCATTTGCTATGAATCGTCCTGATAAATTAAAGAATGATTTATCAAAATCAGAAAAAGAATTAGGTGGAATACCATCATCACAGCCAGTAATTTCTGTTCATGCAGAAGCAATTGAAGCTTATATTGAAAGAAATGTTGGTGTTGATGCTATAGGAACGTACAGAGAAATGGGAGATATAGGTAAAAAAATGTATTTTATGAGAACCCTTAAAGACTGGTCAAACTATAATATATTTAATAGAACGAAGTTTGATGCAACAATAAGTTCTGGTTTAGCTATAATGGCAAATCAGAGATACATAACTAAGCCTGAGAAAAAGCGTAGCAAAATAAGTGTTAACTTTGCAAAGTACGACAACTCAGGTCTGAATAGCGAAATTATAAAATAGCAATATGCTAAACGACGATTTTAAAATTGCCAATATATCCTTTCCAGATCAGTTAGCTTCTGACTCTGTTAAAAAGACAAAGGAATATGGGCTATCTGTAGGTAAGGCTATAGAATCAGAGTGGTTTAGAAAAGACAATGGTGCTGCTCGTTTTTACAACAACAGAGATAATTTTCATAAACTAAGGCAATACGCTAGAGGTGAGCAATCTGTTCAAAAGTATAAAAACGAATTAGCAATAAATGGAGACACGTCATATCTTAATTTAGACTGGACTCCTGTCCCACTAGTTCCAAAATTTGTAGATGTAGTAGTAAATGGTATGTCAAACAGGCTGTTTGATGTCAAAGTGGAGGCTATCGATGATGTCGCAAGAGCTAGAAGAGATAGTTATAGGAATCTCATAGAAGATGATATGATGGCTAAACCTGTATTAGAAATGTTACAGGGCGCTAGCGGAAACAACCTTTTTAATTCAGATCCAGAGAAACTTCCTGAAACTGATGAAGAATTAGAGTTACATATGCAGCTTTCTTATAAGCAAAGGATAGAAGTTGCAGAAGAAAAAGCATTAGAAGCTATATTGGATGTTAATGACTATGAGCTTATCAAAAGACAGGTTGATGAAGACGCCACTGTATTAGGTTTGTCAGCAGTTAAACATTCTTTCAATACGCATGATGGTATTAAAATTGAATATGTGGATCCTACTCAAATGGTTCATTCTCCAACAGAAGATCCTAATTTTAACGACTGTTATTATTTTGGCGAAGTAAAAAATGTTAATATTACAGAACTTAAAAAAATAGATCCTTCTTTAACGCAAGAAGAGATAAAAGATATATCTAAGCTTAGTGCAAAATGGGATGCTTATCAGGGTATTAGAGGGGGATACAAAACAGATAATTTTGATTCAAACACCGCAACTTTGTTATATTTCTGTTATAAAACAGATAGAAGTATAGTTTATAAAGTAAAAGAAAATAATAACGGTGGAAGAAGAGCTATACGAAAAAATGAAAATTTTAACCCACCAAAAACTGAAGCTGCAAGATTTGAAAAAAAATCCAAAAGAATAGATGTTTGGTATGAAGGAGTTGTTGTTTTAGGTACAAATACAGTATTAAAATGGGAGTTAATGAAGAATATGGTTAGACCAAAATCAGGAATTCAAAAAGCTCTAGCACCATATATCCTTAGTGCGCCAAAAATGTATAGAGGGCAAATAGATTCTTTAGTAAAAAGAATGATTCCTTTTGCAGACCAAATACAATTGACTCATTTGAAACTACAACAAGTAATTTCTAAAATGATCCCAGATGGGGTGTATTTAGATTTAGATGGTATAGCTAGTGTAGATTTAGGAAACGGAGCAATGTATAATCCTAATGAAGCACTAAATATGTATTTTCAAACAGGAAGTGTTGTTGGTCGTAGTTTTACGGAAGATGGAGAATTTAACAATGCAAAAATACCTGTACAAGAACTTAATGGTTCTGGATCAAATGCAAAAATATCATCATTAGTAAATATGTATAATCATTACGTTACTATGATAAGAGACGTTACTGGTATAAATGAGGCTAGAGATGGATCTATGCCAGACTCAAAAACTTTAGTGGGCGTCCAAAAATTAGCTGCATTAAATTCTAATACAGCAACAAGACATATTCTTGATTCAGGATTAAGATTAACAAAAAGACTTATTGATTCTGTATCTTACAGATTTGCAGATATGATTGAATATACTGACATGAGAGAGTCTCTCATGAATATGATAGGGGCTAAATCTGTTGATATTATAGATGAAATTAAAGATGTGCACCTGCATGATTTTGGAATTGAAATTGAATTACACCCAGACGAAGAAGAAAGAAATATATTAGAACAAAGCATTCAGTTGGCTTTATCAAATCAAATGATTGATTTGAATGATGCAATAGATGTTAGAAATATAAAAAACATAAAGCTAGCCAATGCTCTTTTGAAAATTAGAAAAGAGAAAAAAGAAGGTTTGGATATGAAGAAGAAAAAAGCAAATATTGATATGCAAACACAATCTAATGTCCAATCTTCTACAGCAGCATCTAACAATAACATAAAAGAGATGCAAATGAAAACTCAAACTGAAATTCAGATATTACAACAAAAACATACTTTGGAGATAGAAAGAATGAATAAACAAGCAGAAATAGATATGATGCTTCAGAAACAAAAATTAGAGATGGGTATGATGGTAAAGCAGTCTGAATTATCACAGTTGTCTGCAAGAGAAAAAACAAGAGAGGATCGTAAAGATCAACGAGTAGATAAACAAAGTGAAAATCAATCAATACTTATAGATCAAAGAAAATCAAACAAAACAGCACAACAGTTTACAAATAATACGCAAGGAATAGTAGATGAGTTACTTAGCTAAAGTGTATTATAAAAATGTATATTTTTGTTTAATAAATTTAATTTAATAAAATGGCGGATATAAAAGTGAAAGTTCTGGATGAAGACGCACCAGAAGTAAAAGTAAAATCTGAAGCTCCACAAGAGGAGGAGACAAAGGTTGAAGAAAAAATACAGGATCCTGTAGAGGAAACTCAAAAGGAGCCTGAAAGTGAGCAGGTTGAAGAAGCAAAAGGTTCTGAAGAGAAAAAGGAAGAACCACAAGTTGAAGCTCCTGCTTTGAAAGATGAGGTTCAAGAGGAATCTCAAGAAAATGTTCTTTCAAATACTGAAGATAAACAAATTGAGCTTCCAGAAGACGTAAAGTCTTTTTTAAAATTTAGAGAAGAGACTGGGCGAGGGATGGATGATTATGTTAGATTGAACGTTAATTATGACGAAATGAATGAAACAGATTTATTACGTCAATACGTGAAAGATAACAAACCTCATTTTGATGAAGATGATGTAACTTTCTTTATTGAAAGTAATTTTATTACTAAAGAAGGAGATGATGATTCTGAAGTCAGAAAGAAAAAGCTTGATTTGAAAGAAGCTATATATGAAGCTAAACAACACTTTAATAAGTTAAAGGAAGATTACTACGTTCCAGTTGAGTCAACTGAAGCAGTACCTGAAAACTATAAAGAAGCGTTTAACTTTTATAGCGAATATAAGAAGAACCAGGAGAAGCAGGATATTGTATCTAAAAAAAGAGGACAGTATTTTCTTGAGGAAACAGACAAGTTGTACAATCAGATCGAAGGTTTCGAGTTTGACTTAGGTGACAGCAAACAAGTTTACAAGATAAACGACAAAGAATCCGCAAAGAAACAAACTGCCAGTTTAAATGATTTCGTAGGAAGATTTTTAGACAAAGAAGGATATATTAAAGACACTGCTGGTTATCATCGTGCAATGACGATAGCTGCTCAACCTGATCAGTTCGCCAAGTATTTTTATGAGCTTGGAAAAGCGAGTGCAGTCGATGGGATTGTTAAAGAAACAAAAAACATCGATATGACCGTAAAAGCAAATACAGGGCAAACAGATGATGGTAGAACTAAGTTTAGAGTCGTGGACAGTGGTTCTGGATCTTCGTTGAGAATAACAAAAAGAAATTAGAAACCTTTAAAAAATTATTATTATGAGTGTAACAATGTCACCAACGCCAGCTAATGTACCCATTACGCCAGCGCCGACAAAGTCGACATTATCGACTAACTACATCACTAGTTTTGACTTTTTAAGTCAATATCTACCTGATGTTTATGAAAAAGAATTCGAAAGGTATGGAAATAGATCTATTGCGTCTTTTTTAAGACTAGTAGGAGCTGAAATACCTTCTAACTCTGACCTTATCAAATGGACAGAGCAAGGACGTTTGCATACAATCGTTAAGAGTGCCACAAGAAGTGCAGAAGTTATTACTTCAACTGGTCACCCTTTTAGATTGAATCAAACTGTAATCATTTCTGATGGTACTAACACTGCCAAAGCTTTAATTACTTCTGTAAACGCTAACGGAAACGCATTTACTGTTTCTGCTTACGGTGCAGCTAATTTAACTGCTGCAGGAATGACTGGAACAACTGGACTAACTGTATTCGTTTATGGTTCTGAATTTAAAAAAGGAACTAACGGAATGGACGGAAGTTTAGAAGCTAACCCTGTTATCTTCGAAAACAACCCTATTATAATCAAGGACAAGTATGAAGTTGCTGGTTCTGATTTAGCACAAGTGGGTTGGATTGAGGTTACTACAGAGAATGGAGCTACTGGATATCTATGGTATTTAAAATCTGAGCATGAAACAAGACTGCGTTTTGAAGATTACTTAGAGACTGCTATGGTTGAAGGTGAGCCTGCTGCATCTGGATCAGCTGCTGCGACTGCTGGTTACAATGGTACAAAAGGTTTATTCCATGAAGTTGAAAATAGAGGAAACGTTGCTACAGGTTCTATTGCTGCAAAAACAGACGTAGAAGCTATTGTAAAAGTTTTAGATAAGCAAGGTGCAATTCAAGAAAACGTTATTTTCTCTGCTAGAGATAAGTCTTTTGAAATAGACAATATGCTAGCAGCTCAGAATAACTTTGGTTCTTCAGGAGCATCTTACGGTTTGTTTGACAATGATAAAGACATGGCTTTAAATTTAGGATTTGCTGGATTTAATATTGGTTATGATTTTTATAAAACTGACTGGAAATATCTAAACGATGCTACAACTAGAGGAGCAATCGGTGATATCGATGGTATCGTAGTTCCTGCTGGTACTACAACTGTTTATGATCAAGTACTTGGTAAAAACGCTAAAAGACCTTTCTTACACGTACGTTTTAGAAAGAGTGAAGCTGAAGACAGAAAGTATAAGACTTGGGTAGTTGGTTCTGCTGGCGGAGCTGGAATGAGTAGCGACCTAGACGCAATGCAAGTTCACTTCTTAAGTGAAAGAGCACTATGTGTTATGGGAGCGAATAACTTCGTTATCATGAAGTAATTTGTATTAAGAGGGGGTATTGCCAAGCATGTAAACGCCCTGCTAACGCCCCCTCTTTTTTTTAATCTAATAAAATTTAAATAAAATGCCTACAACAAAAACAGCACGAACTAGTGCGAAAAAAAAAGACTCATGGGTGGTCAAAGAAAGACGTTACATTTTAAAAGGTAACGCTAGCCCAATATCATATTTACTTAGATCGTCTCATCATCCTAATAAACCTTTACAGTATTTTGATGGAGATAATTATCGTCCTTTACGATATGCATCAAATTCAACTACGCCTTTTATGGATGAGCAAGATGGGTATGTTATATCACAAGCGATAGAATTTGAAAACGGAGAGCTTGTTGTGCCAGCAGCTAATGTAAATCTACAAAAGTTTTTAAGTGTTTTGCATCCTGATAAGGATAGAGTTTATGAAGAATGGGATCCAAACAGAGATGCTAAAGAAGAATTAGAAGCTGAAGAGTACGCTTTGGATGCTCAAGTGGCAGCCAGGGATATGCCTATAGAAGAGTTAGAAGCGATTGGTAGAATAGTTTTTAGATCTGATGTAAATAAAATGACATCAGCAGAATTAAAAAGAGATATGCTTTTGTTTGCAAAAGATAATCCAAAAGAGTTTATTGATTATGCAAATGATCCAGATATAAAACTCAGAAACTTAGCTATACGTTCTATAGATTCAGGAGTGTTAGCAATAAAAGATGATAATAGAACTGTTGTTTGGAACGACAAAACTCAACAAACTGTTCTTACTGTGAAGTTTGGCGAAAATCCTATAGGAGAATTATCGGCATATTTCAAGACAGATGAGGGCATGGATTTGATGGAAGCTATAGTTAAGAAGCTATAAATACTTTCTCCCTCTTTGAAAGCCCCTCACATGAGGGGTTTCTTTTTTTCGTAAATTTGTTAAAAATTGAGTAATGATTAATAGCGTAAGAAATACCGTACTATCAATTATAGATAAAGATAACAGCGGTTTCATATCGCCTCTCGAATTTAACCTTTACGCTAAAGCTGCGCAATTAGAAATATATCAAGAATATTTTGATAATCACAGAAAAGCAGTTGTAGCAAAAAATCAAAGAAGAGGGTCAAAAGGGGCGTTTGATGAAATCAAAGATATCAGACATAAACTTGACATCTTTACTACGAAAGTTGATCAATTACCAATAGTAAGTGGAACTACAAATAAATACACTTTGCCTACAAATCTATATATGATAGATAGTGTTTTATGTGATAACGATTTGGCTGAAGAGGTAAATAAAACTGAGTTTTATTATTTAAAACAAGCGAATTTAGCATCTCCATCTGATAAATACAAAGTATATACTCGATTTGGAAATGAACTAGAAGTTTCACCTGATCTTGCTTCAGGAAAATATTTATGTTTAGTTTATCATAGAACTCCAGTTGATCCAAAATGGACTTATCTCACAACAGCTGCAGGCGATCCGATTTATAACGCTAGCGCAACAGATCATCAAGATTTTGAATTACATCCAGAAGAAGAAACACAATTAATTGTAAAAATATTAAGATATGCTGGTGTCAGTATCAGGGCAGAAGATGTAGTCAACACAGCAGAAAACCAAGATGTAAAAGAATTTGAAAAAGAAAATTTAACATAGATATATGGCTACCTCTCAACAGTATTATCAAGATTCAACTAAACATGGACAATATCAGTTTGTAAATCTTACAGATGTGATAAACAATTTTATGTTGATGTATGTAGGTGATGAAAAAATTATAAATGATATTCCTAGATATCAAGTGGTGCACCATGCAAAAAGAGCTATACAAGAGTTAAATTACAATGCTCTTAAAGAGACTGTACAAATAGAGATAGAGTTAGGGTCTAATTTAAAAATAATTATGCCAGAGGATTTTGTACAATTAGTAAGAGTTTCTTTTATAGATGAATTCGGAAGATTGTATCCTATGACAGAAAATCCACACAACGCTTTACCAAAAGCATTTTTGCAGGATAATAATGCAGACTTTACTTTTGATAGCGATGGAGCGTTACAGCAAGGAACAAGTTTATCTGAAACAAGGATGGCGCTAAATCCAACAAAACAAAAAGATATAGATTCTTTAGAAGATGAGCATTCAGGAGGTAGATATGGTATGGAAACAGGCCTTGCTAATAAAAATGGAAGGTATTTAATTGATAAAAAATCAGGAGTTATTAAATTTAGTTCTGATTTACAAGATGGAGATATTATCGTTTTAGAGTATATTTCAGATGGTTTATTTGGATCAACAGACACAACAATTAAAATTAATAAACTTGCAGAGGATTATGTTTATTCATATCTTCAAGCTGCCATATTAGAAACTAAATTTGGTGTTCAAGAATTTATTGTTAGAAGAACTCAAAAAGCTGCATCAGCAAAATTAAAAAATGCTAAAATTAGATTGATGAATATCAATATGGATAATTTAGTGCAGCGCTTAAAAGGCAAGAATAAGTGGATTAAGTAATGAAGATAAATAACATCTTCCTGTCAGGTCGCATGAATAAAGATGCGGATGAGCGTATGTTGGAAAAGCATGAATATATACATGCTGAAAACATAAACGTAGCCAATGCTATTGATAGCGATACAGGAGTTGTAAAAAATACACCAAGAAACTTTTTAGCATATCCAACAGCTCTTTCTTTTACTGGAACTAATCCTAAAACAATTGGTTCAGTCGCCGATGACGCATCACATAAAATTTATTGGTTTGTTGCAACAGATACTTGTTCTTATATATGTGAGTATAGTAGGTTAGATGAAACTGCATCTATTATATTAGAAGACACTAGAACAGGTGATGATAGAGTATTGCGTTTTGATAAAAACAGATATATTCATAGTGCCAAATTAATTATTGACACAGAAAACGAAAGAAAGTTTTTAGTTTGGACAGATGCGACGAATCCACCAAGAAAAATTAATATAGACAGAGCTAAAACGTATGGAGCAAATAATTTTACAGAACAAGATATTTCTGTAATAAAAGCTCCTCCCATATATAGTCCTATAGCTAGATTAAGCAATTCTCAGACACAAAAAGAAAATTACATAAAAGATAAGTTTATACAGTTTTGCTACAGATTCAAATATCTGGATGGAGAGTATAGCGCTTTGAGCCCATTTAGTGGATACGCTTTTTTGGCTAAAGAGTTTTTTTATGACTATGAGCAGGCTACTAATGATTCTATGGAAAATGCATTCAATCAAGTTTTAATTACATTCAAAACTGGTGATGCAAGGGTAACAGACATAGAGTTGGTTTATAGAGAATCAAAAGGAACAACGCTTTATGTTGTGGAAAAATTTAATAAATCACTTTTGGGTCTTGGCAATGATGAGGATTATACTTTTAAGTTTTCAAGCCCTAAAGTAAATACAGTTTTGGCTCCAGATGAAGCTAATAGATTGTATGATAATGTCCCGTTGACTGCAGAAACAATGGAAGTTATAGGGAATAGGTTAATTTATGCTAACTATACAGAAAACTACAAACTATGTCATTTTGGAAATGAACAAATAAAATTTGATTTTACTGTCAATAAGATATCTTATCCTATAGTGCCAGGTGTAGCACAAAGAAGTGTAAAAAGCAATAGGAACTACGAGGTGGGCTTGGTCTATATAGACGAATATGGAAGAATGTCTACGGTGCAAACTTGTGAAGGTAACAATGTTCATGTACCAGCAGAAGATTCAAAAAACAAAAACACATTACAGCTCACAATAAATCATTTAGCTCCATATTGGGCAAAATATTATAGAGCTTTTATAAAAGAAACTGAAACTACTTATGATGTAATAACACCAGTCATATTTCACAAAGACGAAGATTTTGTGTGGGTTAAAATAGAAAAGGCTGACATAGACAAAGTGAAAGAAGGAGAGTTTTTAGTTGTTAAATCAGACACAACTGGTATCAAAGATAAGTTTGTCGAGACCAAAGTTTTAGAGTTTGATCAAAAAGAAAGGAATTTTTTAGAGCAAAGTTCTGTTAGTTACATAGCTCAAGAAGAGGGGACTTATTTAAAGTTTAAGCCAACAAAATTTTCTATTAATGATTCTAATTATGAAAAAATGCACAGCGATAATGCTGACGACACTAGAAATAGATCTGGTGGCGCTACGCCTAGAATCACAAACGAAGCTACAGTAAATTATTTCGAAGGACCAAATTTTTATGCTACAACTGCTAACAGTCAAAATGATCTTATTGTTAGTGGTGCTCCATCAGGAGTAACTGTGGATCAAAGATTTGAAGTTGTTGTACAGTCTGATACAGGATCTGCAGATACATTTAAATGGAGAGTTCACGATCCGTCAGGTGTAGGGGATTATACAGAAAATGTAACAATGACTACAAGTGCACAAGCTCTGAGTGGCGGTTTATCAGTTCATTTTAGTGCAACGACAGGACATACAGTAGGCGACACATGGTTCATAAATGGTAGAACAGGATGGGCTGGATATGATGAAGATACAAGATCAAATGTTATATTAAAAGGTTTTGATGGCAATGTAGAGGTGGGTCCAGGATCTGTATTTAGAATTCAGTATTTTGAAAGCAAAGGGGCTGCTTCTTTATCTCACACGGCAAGTTATACATCATCAAGAACATTTCCAAACATAGAGGAGTTTTGGCATGAAGTTGTAAAAGATGAAATGACAAAAGAAATACCAGAAGGAAGGATTAAATGGAGAAGAGGGGTGTCAACAGATACTAACTCCTATAGAACAAGAGAGCTTGCTATATCAAATAATGTAAACCACGCCATACACATGATAATAGAGTCTGACAATGCTCAAGGCGGAAATGTTACAATTAAAATATTTGGAACTACTTTATTTGACGAAGAACTAGGTAAAAACGTTTATGCTAATGGATCTTGGAATTTTGTTATAAAAGGAGAAGAGGATTCTTTAGTTGTTTTTGAAACAAAACCAAAAGTTCAAAATGATAATATTTATTATGAAATAGGTCATACGTATAATATAGATGAAGAAGGGTTTCATCAAGGAGCAGATACTGATGTGTCACAAGATGAAGAACAAGCTGCATTGATTACAGTTGATTGGCACAACTGTTTTTCTTGGGGTAATGCCATAGAAAGTTTTAAACATAAAGATTCCTTTTTAGGAAACTCTCTTTTAACAAATTCTAGAGCATTAACAAATTATGCAGGATATCGAGAAAACAAAAGGATTGCTTCTTTGACTTATAGTGGTGTATATAATCAAAGCACAAATTACAATGCTTTGAATGAATTTAATTTGTCTTTAGCAAACTTTAGAGATTTAGATGACCAATTTGGTAAAATAATGAAAATTGAATCTAGAGACACTGATTTGATTATTTTCCAAGAAAATAAAGTTACAAAAGTTTTATTTGGTAAATCTGTTTTAGCTAATCAAGATGGCTCTGAAAATGTAGTAGCATCAGAAGCAGTTTTAGGAACACAAGTTCCTTTTGTTGGAGAGTATGGAATATCTACTTCAGCTTCATCATTAGCAAAATGGTTTAACAATATTTATTTTGCTGATGAAAGAAGAGGAACTGTAATGAGGCTTGGGGGTCAAGGGCTTGAAGAGATTTCTCAGTTTGGAATGAGGGATTGGTTTAGAGAAAACATACGTTCAAGAAATCACAAAAAACTTGTGGGAGGATATGATCCTCATAATGACAATTACATATTGTCAATAAAAGATCCTATTATAGAGTGGAGAGAAGATGATTATTATTGTGCAAAAGGATCAAAAGATTGGAGACCAGATAAATATTACTGCAAACAAGATTTAGTTCCGATACCTGTTCCAGTACCAGTAGCCCCAACATTTACATGTACTACTGCTTTATTTAATTTGTCAGATGGTACAACTGGAGATACTATTGCAATAGGAACAGACGCTACTGTATCGTTAGGAACTTTAAATAGCGTTAGTCCTGCAACATATCAGTCTGGATCAACTACTTATACAGCGAATATTACTGTGCCGTCTGGATATGCAAATGCAGGCGCAACAATTACTACTTGTACAACCACAGCATCAGGAGTTTCTGCTCCTACACCAGTACCAGTACCAGTTCCAGTTTCACCACCTCCACCACCAGTGCCAGTAGCTTGTGCTGAATGTCCAGGTGATATAAATACTATATCAAACTTTAGTACGACTGCTGGTCAAACAGGAACAATATCTATGAGTGGAACTAATGTTTCATTTAGTTGGGTTCATGTATTCCAATCAAACTTAATTAGCGCTAGTATTTCAGGATCTACGTTAAGTTGGTCTGCTTTAGCGGCTGGTACAGCTCAACTTAGAGTTATAGCAAACAATACCTCTGGACAAGGGGGTGCAGGAGGTTGTTGTCAAGAAGCAGAAGATTTCTTTGTAACTATAGGAGCTGCTCCAACACCGCCAGTACCAGTGCCAGTACCAGTGCCAGTACCAGTACCAGTACCAGTACCAGTGCCAGTACCAGTACCAACAGCACCATTATGTATAAATTATGAGATTTCAAATCAAGGAGGTTATGGAAGTAATTCAATAACATTTCAACCTTGTGGTTCTACATCTTATACAACAAACACTATTCCTTATGGAGATAGTTTTGACAGGTGTATCAATGCTGCAGCATCTGGAATATCTTCTGTAGGAAGTAATTTGACTTTAACTATGAATGGAACTTGTACGTGATAAATAATTAAATTTGCAATATGGCAAACACAGGAGAAGTAGTTGTAACACAATTAAGGATGTATGTAGATGGAAAAGCTACAAAAACAGTCAAAAGAAATGCGGCTGGAGACGCTAATTATATTCCACCATTTCTAGATTCAGATACTTGTTTTGTTAATGGATCTGCTGTAGTCCCTACGCCATCACCTGTAGCTCCTACGCCACCTACACCAACGGCGCCACAAAACCCTACACCAACACAATGTTTTTATGAGCAAATAAATGTTTCTGCAACAACACAAGCAGATACAACTACAGCTTGTTCAGACACAAATCTTACACAAACAATAAGGCATGATTCCACAGCGGCATTATTCCCTAATATCGGAACAACAGTATGGACGGATTGTGGAACTACTACTATTGCTAATGGGTATTATAAAGTAAATGGAACTACAAAAGTTTTCAGAACTAATAACGGAAAAATAGTAGCTGTAAATAGTTGTGTTGCTGCACCAAACATGCCTTGTACAGGAAATAATGTAGATGTCTTTTTATCTTCAGGACAATTAGCTAAATCAGATTTTTGTGGTAGTTCAGTTTCTGTAAACAGCACGTATTTATTTTCAGGGGGCAGCCTAGCGTCAGCTTCAGGAAAATACGTTTGTAGAAATGGACAGCCTATTGATGGCGAAAATCTATATTATATCGTATCTTTAATCCCATATGTTGCTGATCCAACACAAAATCCATATGCTTATTGGAGAATAGATGGCAGCGGCAAAGTTGTTGAGCAAGGAACTTATGACTGTACTTCAGGAACAGGTTCAGGCGGAGGAGAGATAGTATAAATGAATTTAAATTTAATAAAATGTTGCAAATAATCGAATCTTTTTTAAGTGACGAGCAATGCGATAGTCTAATAAAAATGATAGACGCTCATAATGTTCGTTCAAGCGTGTCAGGAACAGGAAGTGATAGATCAGTTACTAATGATGATTTTAGAACTTCAAGCACCTGTAATTTATTTAAAGAAGAACCTTTAGTGGTAGAGGTTAAAGAAAAAATAGCTAATCTTATAGGATACTCAATAGATCTGGGTGAGGATTTACAGGGTCAAAAATATGAACCAGGACAATTCTTCAAGCCACATTATGATTTTTTTGAAGGTGACTCATACACAAATCATTGTTTAGCGTCTGGTAATAGGACAAAAACAGTTATGATTTATTTAAATGATGATTTTGAAGGTGGGGGAACAAACTTTCCAGACATAAAGAAACATATAAAGGCAAAAAAAGGATCAGTTTTAATCTGGGAAAACATGAAGAATGGAGAACTTCAAAAAGACATGATGCACGAGGGTGTAGAGGTGGAAAAGGGAACCAAATACATTGTTACTTCTTGGTGGAGAGAAAACGTTTGGGATCCTTTTTTAGATGATAAATTGTCAAAGGAGCACCACAAAACTAAAATAACAAAGGTTAGACCATTGAACTCAAAAACATTTAGTAGTTATGAGCAAATACCTAGGTTTTCTGAAAGAGGTTATGAGGTAATTAAGTTATCAGACAATTTGTGGAATACAGTAAAAGAAATGTATGAGGAGGTAAAGCCTTTTGAAACAGAGGAGCATTTCCCAAATAAAAAAGGCGTCATACCATCACCAAATGAAGTTTCTAGTACCCTTATGGATTTAGGTCGTGTTCATGAAAAAAGAGACGCATTTCATCAAGCGCTTAGACCAATACATGAGCAGTTTTGCGGTGTTAATTTAGAACCAACATTTATATATGGCATACGTTCTTATTTAAGAGGAGCTGGGCTTGTAAAACACAGAGATAGGATAGAGACACATCATATTTCAGGAATTATTATGGTTGATAAAGATTTGAAATGTGGATGTGCTAATAAAGAATATGCAGATGATTGGCCTTTAGACATACAAGATCATAATGGTATATGGCAAAAAGTATTGTTAGAGCCTGGCGAAATGTTGTTATATGAATCTGCTACTTGTGAGCATGGAAGAGAAGAGTTGTTTACTGGAACATATTATAGAAACTTTTATGTTCATTACAAGTTAAAAGACTGGATTTATGAGCCAGCAAACTAAATATATATCTTTTTCTCCTTGGTGGGGTGGTTGGAATAACCAAAGAATGTCTTATGAAACAGCTGCTGCAATATCAATACTTACAGGCAGAAAATTAATTTTACCATACAAAGAGTATTGTTTATTTTTTAGTCAGCACGAAAACAAATCTACATTTTTAAACGCATGGAATATTTTAGATAAAAATGCGTTCACTAAAGAATTTGATTGTATAGATTTTTTTGATGTACCAGAATATCAGAATTTAGGCAACAACATACATTATTTTCATGGAATAGATAAAATAGCAAAATGTTATTTGTTTCAAGATTATGAATATCAAGATTGGGGTCATAACAGAGATCCCTCATGGAATGAAGTTTTGGTTTCTGAAATTGAAGATAGAGAAGATTTTCAAAACTTTTGCGGAAACAGGCGTGTTTATAATTTAAATGTCGAAAATAAATTTATACATTTTCCAAGAAATCTTTTTTCTCATTTTTATTATCATGTGTATGGACCAAACAAAAACATAAGAAATTTAATAAAAGAAAAAATAGGAAGGGGTATTGTATTTAAAAAAGAATATTTTGGTTTAGCAAAAAAAGCTTTGAATGGTTTAGGAAATTTCAATGCTATACATTTTAGATCAGGAGACTTTAATAACACACATACATCTGACACAAAAAATTTAATACAAAATTTAAAACAGATGCTGGACGGAAGGATTCCTAAAGGCTCTAATTTATACATAGCAACTGATGAGGTAGACAAAAGTGTTTTTGAATCTTTAAGAGCAGATTATAAAATATATTTTAGGGAAAGTTTTTATAATTTTTTGGATCAATATGAGGCTTTAGCTTTAGACCATATAATACCAGCAGAAGCAGACGTTTTTTTAGGTTCAAAATGGAGTACATTTTCTGATGCAATACATGTTATGAGGGGGTTTTCTGGTAAAAAAGATTTTAGTAGAGAGGGAATTAATTTTAAATTGCCTAAATTAGAATTAAATATATTGCCTTGGAATCAAGAGCGGTATGCTTGGAATAATTTATACGACACACATTGGAAAAATGAATAAGAATATACTAATACTTGGAGGTGGAGGATTTATAGGAGGTCATCTTGCAAAAAGATTAAAATCAGAAGGGAACTGGGTTAGAGTAGCAGACATAAAAGACGAACCATCTTTTTTCAAAAAAGAAGATATATGTGATCATTATGTAAGTTTAGATTTACGTCATGCATATGATGTAGATGTTGCGTTTGCAGGAGAAGAATGGGATGAAGTATATAATTTAGCAGCAGATATGGGAGGAGCTGGATATATATTTACAGGAGAAAATGATTCAGACATAATGATTAACTCCTTACGTATTAATTGTAATATCATTGACAATTTAAATAGTAGATGTAAAAGATTTTTTTATTCAAGTTCAGCTTGTATTTATCCTCAACAAAATCAAACCAATCCAAACAAAAACACTACAGAAGAATCAACGGCATACCCAGCCAATCCAGATTCAGAGTATGGTTGGGAAAAATTAATTAGTGAAAGGTTGTATTTAGCTGCAAAGCGAAATAAAAATATAACAATCAGAATAGCTCGTTATCACAATGTTTATGGACCATATGGTGCTTTTAATGATGGAAAAGAGAAAGCTCCTGCAGCTTTATGTAGAAAAGCGATAGAGGGGGATAATGAAATAGAAATTTGGGGTGATGGAAAACAAACAAGATCTTTTTTATATATAGAGGATTGTGTAGACGCAACAATTAAGTTTATGAGACAAGATAATTTTTGTGGTCCGATAAATATAGGCTCAGAACAAATGGTGACTATCAATGGATTAGCTTATGCAGTTATAAAAATATCTGGTAAAGATTTGAAAGTCAAGCATATAGATGGGCCTTTAGGGGTCAGAGGTAGAAACTCCCATAACAAATTGATTTATAAGCTTTTGAAGTGGAAACCAAAATACACTTTGATCGAAGGGCTGAAACCAACTTATGAATGGATAAAAAAGCAGGTTTCTTAATTTAGTATCTTTGTAAAAAAGTAAACGATGTCATTAAGGACAGGTCAAAAAGTCGTCACAAAATTACGAAAATATATTAATGGGTATCCGACTACAGAAGTAAAAGATAATACTTCAGGAGAGGCGGATTATATAGCTCCGTATGTTGACGAATCTTCTTGTCCGAAATATCAAATTGAAACCGTTGTAAGCCCTACGCCTTCTCCAGTAGGTAGCGAAGTTGTTCCAGCGCCAGTAGGCGTTGTAGAAGAGCCGCCACCAGATCAAAGCACAGTTTGTACTCCTTGTTATAGTAGAAATGTCGCTGAAAAAGAATGTAGAACATATCAAGTAGCACATTCTTACACTATAAATCAACCTGGGGTTGATATGGCTTTTATGGAGGTTAGTTACAGTTATATAAATTGTGAAAATGGTGAAATAATAGAGGGTGAATTAAAACCTGGAGGTGTTGCGAATGTAAACAGTTTAAAAAGACCAAACACAGTGTATGGGCCAGGAATTAACGTGACAGAAGGAGCGGTTGTTTCAGGGTATTCAAACATAGATATAAATCAATATCATTATTTAGCAACTAGTTGTTACGATTCTGATGATAGATTTTTAAGATCGCTTAAGCAGTTTAATGTAGGTGATATTGTAAAAACAACTAATAGCACTTGTTGTTGGGAAATAGTTCAAATTGTAAGCCCAAGATCTGCATATAACATCAAATATAACTCTTCAAGTGATATATTCTCTAGTTGCACATCATGTTGTGATATCAGTTCATCTAATAGTAGTTATGGAGATGAGCCATCAAACACAGCTGTAATTACTGGTGGAAATGTAAGTATTGGCCATGCCAAAGGATTGGCTTTCAAGAAAATTCAGACAATTGAAGTTACAAATGGCGGTCTAGTAGAGGTTAAATTGACTGTTCAGCTTACTACAGGTAATTACATTAACGCTGCTGGTAGAGTAAAACAAAGTGATGGATTAACCAAAAACACAATCGTAGAATTCCCACTTTCTAAGATACCTGGTGTAAATTTTGTAGAAAACAAAGCAGTTAGGTATGGGGGTACAGGTAGTGATGTAGTACAAGCAAAAACAGTAAATTTACCAGCTGGGGTATACAAAGTTGAAATAGATCCATTAAAATCTAGTGACAACGCATTTGGCTCGGCAACTTTAACAATAACACCGAAATAATGGCAGAAAATACAATATCATATAGTCACTCAGCAAAAGGGTTTCCGACCTTTCATAGCTTTATTCCAGATTGGATTGAAAATTTAAATGATTCTTTTTTTACTTTTAAAGATGGACAATTATATATTCACCATATTGTGGAAAGTCAAAGAAACAATTATTATGGTGTTGACTGTAATAGTGTTTTAGAATTTACTGCAAATGAAGGTCCATCTGACATTAAAATGTTTCGTGCAATAAAAACTGAAGGGAATAGTAATAACTGGGATGTTACTGTTGAGACCGAAAATGAAAAAGGTTTTGTAAATAAGGATATGTTTCAGAAAAAAGAAGGATTTCATTATGGATATGTTAGAAACGAAAACACTTCAGTTGACTATAAAAAATTAAGCGTTCAAGGTTTGGGAACTTGTGCTTCATCGACAACATCAACTGTTACTGTTACAGGTTTAAAACCTGGCATAGTTTCTGTCGGTGACAATGTTTATCAAGCAACTGTATCAGGTGAAACTATTGGAACGCCAACCTTATTAGGCGCTATAAGCTCCATATCTGGAGATGTAATTACGCATGGTGGATCAACTGCAGCAACGGCAAGTAATTTCATTTTGTTTGCTAAAAATCAAACTGCAGAGTCTGAAGGAGTGAGGGGTTATCATGCAAAAATAAAACTTACTAATAATAGCACTACCCCAGTAGAGCTATATAAGGTAGATTCTGAAGTTACAAAGAGTAACTTGTAAAATTTGTATATTTGTATAAAATTATTTAGATGGATCCATTTACAGCAATATCTTTAGGAATTAGTGTGGTAGGGGGTGGTGCCAAAATTGTAGATGGTATTATCAATGCAAAGGCAGCTAGAGAAAAACTTCAAGAATTAGAAAACGCCGCTCTTCCATTAAATGCTTTTGAAGCATTACAGGTAAATACTGAACAACAGGATATTATGAGAGAAGAGCTACAAAGAATGGCTATGGGGCAAAGAGAAATGTTGCAACAAGCTGGAACAAGAGCTATTATTGGTGGTTCAGGAATGATGAATCAACAACTTAGAGAGGGATATAGACAGATTGCTGCTGATGTAGGAAATAAAATAGATGAAAGAAACCTATTGATTGCTGAAGAAGACGCTAATATCCAAAGAGTAGCTGAGGCAAGGTTGCAAGGACAAATCAAGAGAGCAGGAGAGCAAATGGCAGCATCTAAACAGCAAGCATTTGACGGATTGTCTGATATTGGGTCTGCATTTGGTGCATTTGGAGCTATGAGGCAAGAGCAATCAGCTGAACAAACTGGAGATCCAAATGCAATGAGATTGGCTGCGAGAGAGGCAAGGATAAATAAGAGGCAGGGAAGACGAGACTCTAGGCAACTAAGAAGCCGTAGGATTGCAAGTATGAGCGCACAAACAGGTGGTGGTTCTAAGATTGGTAATTTCTTTAGAAAAGCTACAGGAGGAACAGTTGGTGGTGAACAATCAAAAATAGGTAGACTTTTATCCTCTCCATTTAGACTTATAGGAGGTTTGTTTAAAAAAGGTTAAATAATATTGTATGGCAAACGGCAGAAATAGAAGACAAACAAGAAGCGCTTTGGACAGAATGGCAAGAGTCCAAAGATTTGCTGGTGTAGGCACTTATGACTACGGTCCTGCAGCTGCCATAACAACTGATTTTGGTCAGATAGCCAGAGATAATCTGCAAGATTTCAGAAACGTTCAAGAAACAGCTAGAAAAGCTAGAGAAAGAATAGATGCTGCACAAAAAGAAGCATCAGAAGCTCAAGATTATGAGTTTACTGGAATTGCTGGTGTAGACGGAGCTACTATGTCAATAGCTTCTAGCTATAGAGATCATTTAAGGGAAGAGAGAAATAATATTGGAAAAATAGTAGATGGTAAACTTTATACAATTTCTGATTTTGTTGCTTTTAAAAACAATGTTATAAATAACTCTAAAATATGGAAAGGTCATCCAGAACTTATTAATAAAACTTTAGAGCGTATGCGAGAGGCAAAGGTAGATCCTCTTGTTATTGAATCATATGCAATGAATGCTGGATTAGTTTTAAATCCTGGGGGAGCTTATAATGTAGGTAGCAGTAGAGATCCTAAGAATAAAGGAAATATTGTTATTACTGGAGAAAATGCTGATGGCACAAAAGTTGAATTTGACATGAAGAATATGGCTGTGAATGGTATTCAAGAATTTGGAGTATTTGATGCACAAGCAGATATTTTAGATTTCCAAAAAATTTATGCTAACCAGCAACAGAATTTTGAAATAGATGGAGAAATGTATTCAGCTGAAGAGGTTATGGATAATCCCATCTTGTTCACAAAGCATGTTAAAGGTCAAACACCAGAATTTGAGCAATCTAAAGAGACGTATTTAAATAATTTCGCTAAAGAGGATATAAAAGTTTTATCGTTCTTACGTCAATTAGGCACAAAAGTAGAGTATAGTCATAGTGATTATGAAAAATTATCAGAAAAAGAGAAAGCTAATTTTGACAAAATATATTTAAACAAAAAGGGTAGGTTTGTCATAAATAAAAGTCTTAGAGACAAAGCTAGAGAAAGTCTTAGCAAGAGATTAGATGGGGCTTTTGGCACTAAAACAGAAGGAAAAGCTCAAGTCATGCGTAACTACGATGAAATGCGTTCAACAGGAACAGCAACACCAATTAAATTGCCAGCTATAAATCAATTGATGGAAACAAGAGCCCTAAAGGCTGGCGAAGGTCCTGGTCAAAAGTATGGTCCATTATCTTTGATAGATTCTTTTAGGAATGCTATGACAGTATCAAAAGGTGAAATAGAAGGTAGTCAATTTAAAGATTTAGGACAAAAATTCGAGGTAGGTTCTAAATTTATAGATACAAGCACTCTTGGCAAGATGTTACCAGAGCATATTGGGAGAAATGCAGATTTGTTTCTCAATCTAGGAGGTGCTAACCAAAAGACTGATCCACCTGTAATTAGGCAATATGGTTTTTCGACGACTGATCCAATTGAAGTAGAAGACCAAATAAAAAAAGGTAACATAGATATGCAGGGTTTTGCAATGGGATTAGATTTAACAAAAACTGATCTTGACGCCCTTAACATAACAGCAACTAAACCAGGTGCATCACAATCATTAGGTTCAAGATTTAGTTCTATATCTGGAATGAGTTTTACATATTCTAGAGTCGATAAAGACAAAGTAAATGTAGGAAGCGTTGATCAAGCAAAAGAAATGAATTTAGAAGATGATTACCCAAGACGTATCATAGGTTTGCGTTTAGTTGGTCCAATCGACACTAATGTTCAGCAAAAAGTAGAGGGTGGTAGAGGGCTTACGAAAGACACAACTGGAGATATAATATCAACAGAAACTAAAGATACTGCTGTTAAAGAGGCAGGTAGTATATCTACGTCTGATCTTGTTTCAGAATCTCAAATACCACAATTGGTGGAGTTAATAGGTAAAAAACAACCTTATTTCGAACAGTTATACAAAGAAGCAATGACACAATCAGGTGCATACCCAGTACAAGCTTTATATGTTGCTGTGCAAAAAGCACAACGTATGCAAAATCAATTAGTAGTTCAATAATTATGGCAAACGGCGGAAATCCTTTAATTCAAAGAAGACTGAATCAGATAAGAGATGAAAATAAAGATCTTTATGATCAAGGTCAGTTTGATTTATTATTAGATAAATTTAACGAGGACTTCAAATATCAAATAGAAAATCCTGGTATTCTTCAAGAAGTATATAATTACTACGATCAGCTACCACCACCAATAGATGATAGTGAAAAAAAAAATCCAAAAGCGACCTCATTTCTGGGAGAAGAAAATTTGGATTCGGTTTCACAATCAGAGGAAGAAGATTCTTCATTGGACTTGTTCGAACGTAACAAAAAAACCACAAAACATTTACTCGATTATATATCCGACTTAGAGGCTGTTGGTGGTAGTTACAATTCATACCAAGGCTCTTTTATGGGTGGAGCTCCACAACACGACTTTGAGAATATGACCATCAAAGGGGTTTTAGATTGGCAATCTACACATAAAAACAAAGCTGTAGGTCGTTATCAAATCAAACCACAAACTCTTAAAGAGATGATGAAAAGTGCTGGACTTACAGAAAAAGATATGTACAGCCCAACAAATCAAGATAAATTAGGTTTAGAATTATTAAAAAGAGCTGGATATCAAGATTATCTTGAAGGAAAAGGTTATGAGGATTTTTCTTTAGGTTTAGCAAAAACATGGGCAGCTCTACCTCTAGTGTTTGAGCATGAGGGAAGAGCAGCTGGTGAATCTTATTATGAAGGTCAAGGCACTAATATGTCTAGAGCAAAGTCTAGTGAACTTGAAACATTATTAATGAGCAACTCAGAGTTTAAGAGTAAATACACAAAAGGTTTTTACGATAGAGCTAATGCTCAAGAGATGAATGAATTGTTTACTAGAATCACTACAGATTTTATGAGAAACAAAAGTGAAGAGGACTTTGAAGTTGATTTTAAAAAGCAATATGCCAGATATGGTTTTGATGTAAAACAAACTGGTGGTGGTTTCGAAGACCAAGTTGTTATTACACATCCATCTATTGATAAAGAATTTACTTTAAATCTAGAGAGTTTTACAGGCGACGATGCAAATCTTGAAGTGATGAGAAGTGGAGCTATGGATTTGCAAATGTGGATGAGGGGTGCTTTGGGATCAATTCAACCTGAAAGATATTATGGTGTAGGATATGAAGCAGATCCCATTCGAACCTTACAGACAATGACAAATGATTATATCATGACGCCTGATAAGGTAAAAGAAACTATTGCTGAA